CCAACTTGTTCAGGAGTTGCTAATGCAGACCCTACGCCAGTAACAAAACCACGCTCAGTAGCTTTAGCAAGACTAGGAATGACCCCAAATCCACCAGTCATCCACGGGGCGGCTTGACCTACAGCACTACCCACAGCGTTAATCATGCCACCTGTATCGCCTGAAGCGGCTTGTGTGCCGCCTTCAATTTGATTAATAGCATTGACAAATTGATCAGCAGTTTTTCCACCACCACCAAAGTATCTATCAACCATTTGAGCAACACCGCCCACATTTTTTGCCGTACCAGTAGCCATGTTAATAGGCAACGAAACAGCGGCAGTTAATGCTTTTTCAGTTTTTTGATAAGGATTTTCAGAACCATAAGAAGATGTATTTAATGGTATACCTTCAGGGGAATACTGTATATCTTGTGCAGATTGAGTGTACATATTGCCCTTTTCAGGGGCAGGTTTTTCTATTTGAAAACCAGCAGGAAGATTCATTCCTGATTGTTCAAGTACAAATCCTTGTGGTAATGGCATTATTTACCCCCAGCAGGTTGCCAAGTATTTCCACCATCGGTAGACATAATTCTTGTTTGACCGTTGGTAGCGTACATTACTTTAGGTGCGGCAGTAGGAGCATTAGCTTGAACAGGGTTAACAGCAGGAACAGCAGGGTTAACAGCAGGATTTGTAGCAGGTGGAGCAAGTTGTGCATTAGCTTGTTGCAACATATTTGCACCTTGACCTGCTGAATAGCCCATAAAACGAATTGCTTGTTCTCTAGCGTCTGCTTTTTGTTTAATAACATTAGGCTTGTCACCAAAAACAGGCATCATTTCACGCAAATTGCGTTGAATTTCTGTTTCAGACATATTTGCACCCGATTGGAAACGCAAATACGCATTAGCAAAGTTGTTCATAGCCTGTTTGTATTGCTGGGTATCTGACGGAATTGCAATATTTCCAGCTACAGGTGCGGCTAATTGTGCTTGATTTTTAAATGAAGCAGGGTTGTAGCCTTTATCTTCTAAAGCCTTCATATTTTTAGTGGCATTCATCATCGTACCTTGATAGGTCGTTGCTTTGCCTTCTGCTTCAGTCAATGTACGACCTTTGCCCATAATCGGATTACCTTGTGCATCCTTCGCTGGCATCATCTGACCAGTACGACTATTAAGTACATAAACACCGTTTGGAGTTTCAACATGGCTATAACTAGGATGCTCTTGCTTAAGATTAGCAATTTGTCTTTGATAATCAACAATAGAACCTTTATTTCCTGCATCAACCCATGATTGATAATTTTGTTGCAATTCCGTAGGTTTAGGATTAATAGCGGCAATAGCGGATGGCACATATTCTTTGCCAGCACCTGTATAAGATTGTGATGACAAGTCCAATACTTTGTTCCAATCTTTAGCTTTGACTGCTTCGCTAATAGCTTGGTTTTCCATTGTCTTGTAATCACGCAAGTTTTGAGCAATTTTAAGTGCTTTTTCATCGCCTTTATTGGCAACATAAGCACCAGCCAATGTGTTTACTACAGGGGCTAATTGAGCAGTCCAATGCGGTGCAACAAAACGACCACTAATCATTTGACCTTGTGGTTGGGCATTGTTTTGCGTAAGCATTTCTGCAATACGCTGTTGACGGTTTAAGTCTTGTTGTTGCTGAAATATCTCAGGCGGTAAAGTGCCAAGATTGGCATATGGATTAGCTTCATTTCCCATAATTATTCTCCGTAACTTCCCCAGCCATTAGCACCTGTGTTGTAATCGCTCATTGGATTCCAAGTGTTGCTTCCTAATTGATTAATTTGTGCTTTCATTTCAGGCGTTTGCTGAGTACCAAAATAATTAGCCATTTTGTCACCCATTGAAGCACCTTCAGCAGGGTTTTGTTTACGCAATGCTTGTGCTAACGCAAGATTATTAGCCCCACCGTTGCTTGATCCATAGCTTTGATATTGCCCTAATTGGTTACCTTGCCCAAGCTGTGAATTCATAAATTGCTGTTGAGCATTAGCATTTTGAAATACAGGCGATAAACCTTGTGGGTCTTGGCCTTGCATTTGAGGAGCATCAATAATATATGGATTAGGCATTTAAAACTCCGTAGTTAACCATCTTATAGCCATCAGGTCTTGTAATAACAGCTTCAGGTTGTACAGCTTCAACTTCGTGGGCCATAACGCCAACAAACTTACCATGACCAGCTTCATCTTTCCATTCAGGTTTGTATTCGTATTCATATACGGGTAAACCATTAGGTAACCAACCAATTGCTTTAATGTGATCTTTGGTGCGAATGTCAGACATCATTGCTAATGTTGCACCTGTACCAGCTAAACTCATTAATCCGCTATTCATGCTGGATTGTGATGCAGAAGCGGCATTGTTTGCGGCTGTATTGTAGTTTCCTTGAGCAGTAGCCGCACCTAAAAGGTCAGCACCACTTGTTGTGGCTTGTTGCGGTGCATTAACAAATGTTGGATTTTGAACTTGAGCACCAGTACGCAATGCACTTAAAGTATTAAGCGGCATATTGTATTGGGTCATTTGTTGGTTAAACGCATTTTGATTAGCGGCTAAACCAGTATTAAATCCTTGAGTTGTATTGGCGGCTAAAAGATCGTTCTCTTTTTGACCTTGACTCATTTGTGCTCGTTTCCATGCTTCAGAACCTACTGGAATACCTGAATTAGCCAATTGAGTATTTAATGCTTCACGATCTTGTGCAATTTGCGGTTGTAAGCGTTGCATTGCCGCATCTTGATAGCTTTGACCAGCATTAATACCTACCTGTGGAAGATTAGGATTAAACGGCTGTCCCATCGTGTTTTGGACATCGCCCAAAGCAGAATTAATAGTTGAACCAAGACCTAAACTAGCGTTATTTTGATTGTTTAAAAGCTGTTGACCAACATCTGAAAGATTGGTTGTTGCAGTCCAAGTAGGATTACCGTAAGGATCAGCACCATTAATTGAGTAATTAAGCGATCCATAAGGGGTAACTTGATTTACACGGTTTGCCGCAGTAGCGGCTCTTGCCGCATCAAGATTACCTGCCGCAGTAGCGGTTGCCGCACTTGCATAATCGGGTGCTGGCGGTGGTGATGGTGGGTCACTAAAAATACTACCCATTTAACGCTCCTTTTACTTTCTTTAGCGGAGCGTCAATGTCAAGCCATTTACATTGATCTTTCCGCATTGTCAAAATTGCTAAATCCCCGTCTTTATGGGCATCTTCAATCAAAACTCTGTCAACAAAGCCAAGTTTTCGGCATAACCGCAAGGATTTAACATTATTCCCTGCTATTGTTACAAGTATAACCTTAACTTTCAAGACATTAAAGCAATAATCAAAAGTTGCCCATAATAAATCTTTACTTAACCACAATGGATCAATAGTGGTTGTGTGCATAGTAACTGAAGTAGGGGTAAAGTCGCAAAATCCGACTACTGCAACGAGTTCACCATCCATTTCTTGACCAATGCAAGTTGTGTGTTCAGGAAACTTATATTCTGAACCTTCATCTAACCATTTTTTCAAGTAAGGTTGGTTTTCCGTTGTAACCCTACGCATTACAGTACGCCACCTCGCTCCATTACATAATCGGTTGATGCCCAATGAAACTCAATTCCTTGTGATGCCACATTCATATTGACCGATCCTGAAAAACCAATTCCATTGACCCCTTGCCAAAATTTAGTAACTACAAGATTTCCACCCCAATTTGCCGCATCCCATTTGCCTGTATCCCAAACACCCACATTTAAGGTAGCTGGATTAAAAGCTATTTGATTAACTAACGGTTGAGTGTCAAAATCCGTGCTAATACCGCATAGAACAGTCGGTAAGCCGTTATCTGTCTGTAGGATAGGGCGTACTAGGGTAAAGCGTTTGTTCTGCCCACGGCTGTCAAAATAGCTGTATGCTTGTTGTGCAGTTGCAACAATGTTGTTTCCAGCGTCAGAAGTTTGGCTATAAAATTGCCCTACAAATCCGTTAGAACCAAAGTAAATCTTGTTATCTTCTGATACTTCCCAGCAGATAGCGTTTACCCCAGTAAACCTAGCCCAAGATTTTGTAATAGTGTGCATGACATATTGTTCATAGCCTAAACCAGTAGGAATGTTCAATATCAACATATTTTCACTAGCAAAATAATTGATTTGCCAGCCAAATTCACCGTAAAAAGTAGTGGCCGCTTGACTTACAGCGTAATAAATCTTGTCGGTTAAGTTAATTCGTGGGTCTAAACGGGATGATTGCAAAGCCGCAGACATTGGCACTAAACCGTCTTGGGTCAGTAAAAGTAAATCACCAGCCCATTTAAAGAAGCATCTACGGTTAAAAGTTTGACCCATTTGCCAAACACCGACTTCGCTCCAAGCATTTGCATCGCTAGGGTTTGTACCCTTGTAAACAATCACTTCGCCCATGCTAGTAACAAAAGCGGATAGGTCATCAACGCCATAACCAGCGTCAAGTGTCCATGTTCCCATCGCTTGCAGATAGCCGCCTGATCGAGCAATTGCACCTAAATTGAAATCTAATGCCGCACCACCAATAGATTGAACAGGTAAATACCAAAAAGTCATGCTGTTTTTTTGCACAAAAAACAATCTGTTTTGGCACATATTGATGTTTATAAGGGTGTTACTGTTTACCCCTGAAATGCCAATAACTGTATAAATACCCACAACCGTAGCGTTTGCCGCTGGCGTTGTTGCCATTGTGTAGGTAAAAGTAGTCGTTCCAGTAACGGTAATGTAGTAAGTGCCGTTGTAATCGCTAGAAGTTGCACCTGAAATTGATACTCGATTACCTGTTGCAAGACCATGAGCCGTAGCTGTAGTTAAGGTAGCGACTGCTCCTACATGGGTAATGGTACTAATGGATACGGCTGTATCCGTAGTAGCCATTTTGTACCAGCGTGTACCGTCATACAGAATTGCTGGATCAGCACCATTTACAGCCAATAAAAAATGTCCACCAGCGGTGGTAATCATGCAATGCTGAAACTTGCTATTGCTTAATCCTGTTAATACAGAAGTAGCAGTAGAAGTTGATGCGTTATAGATTGTGCCGTTAGCAATAGCAAAAAGCGTGTGACTTCCATCAGGATTGGCATAATTCATTAATGTTTGAACTTCGCCACTAATTCCTGTAGAAGCCTTTGAATAACCTTTTCTTAAGGTTACATCGGTAGGTGTAGGGAAAAAGTTAATTAATTGCACCGCATCTAACGGTTGCATTTCAGCTAACGAATCTCTAGCGTTCCAACCCCCAATAGGGGCGGCTAATGATGCTGTAGTGGCATTACGACCTTGTGCCGCCATGATTAACTACCGTAGCCAGTATCAGGGATATTAGCCCAACCAATAAGCACGGCACTTGGAGCAGGTGCAAATGATAGGGTTGCTGATCCTTTGTCGTTAGCTTTGGCAACGCTTAAATAGCGGTTGTAGTCTTGTTGCAACGCAGTAGTATCAAAAGACTTGATTTGGAAGTATTTAAGTTTTGTTGCCAATACGATTACTGTGTCATCTAATACGGTTGTATCGCTATCAGCAGTAAAGCTGTTTTTAACTTGATTAGTGGCATCTCGAACAAAACCCCTAGAACGGTATTCAAAACCTAAATATTCTTGAGTATTGTATGGTGGCCAAATCTGAAACTCATTGCCAAGAATACGCCAGCGAACTCTAGGGCCTGTAGAAATATAACCCGACTTTAGCCATTGCCATTGCTGGGCATCAACTGGGCCAAGCATTTGCCAATGCTTTGTCTTGTCCCAATGGGTGTTATCTGTAATGGTTTCGTAATCAGGTGGCAACGGGTAAATGGTCTTACTAAATGTAACTGAACCACCTGTAGATGTTGCTGAAGATAGTTGGGTAGTAGTTAAGCTAGTTGAATCAATTACATTATCAACATAAGTATCTTGTGGAACGCTTGTGCCGACAATTGAATAAGTGCTATCAAGACCTGCGGTACTAGGAATGTTGTTAAGTAAATAAGTTCCATTCGTAGTGTTGCAGGTCGTGGTTATTGCGTTTGTATAAAACCGATATTCTAGTTCTAATGCTTGCCAATCATGCTCCTTAACCAAGTCATACCCTGCACGGTTCATTAACGCAAGAATCTGTTGCACATCTTGGCTAGTGTTACCTGCTACATAGGTTGGAACGGCTAAGTTAAGTTCAGCGGTAACTTGCTGGACTAATTCGAGCATGGTATATGACATTTTAGGCTTCCTCTGT